GTTGAATTTCGGCATTGTCGCTGCGATATAATAACATTCCGCATACAACAGTTTATTCTCTTCGACCTCAATCCATGATCGGCTTGCGATACCCAAACGCCGCCGCCGTTGTTCCCGCCAACCGATCGTCGATTAACTCGTACTCGACCGCGCGCTGCGCCATGTACCGCTTCTGCGCTCCGTACCGCTCGCCCGCGCGCTCGTCAAAATGATAATCCATTAAGACCAACACCGCGCCCTCGATAAAATGCGGCTTGAACGCCCGCATCGCCTCCGCCCATAACTCGTCAACTTTCGTCGCGTCGTCAACATATAACCCAATCGGCAACCCATGCCACTCGATCTTGCGTAAACTTCCCGCGTGATAACAAATACGCGGCTTTGCCGAAATCCACGGCTTTTTGCGATGCGACGTGAACGGCTCAAGAAATTCCTTCACCGTCGGCAACGTGTCCTGACCCGGCGCTAGCTCCACCCCTTGCGCCGCCGCCTTGCGCACTTCGTCGTCATTCGCTATCCAACGATCATAAGTATGCACCCTCGCCCCATCTACCGCGCCTTGCAACAGCTCCGCCGTTCCCGCCCCCAACCAGCACCCGACCTCGACGATTTCCGCCCCGTCCGGCACGTCGCCCGCGAATTCCCGTAACCAGCGCCCGATTTCGCGCCCGCCCTGCGACGGTATCATCTGTAATTTTCCCGTATCCACCCCGGAACCTTCGTCCATGCTATAGACCACGGCTTTTCCTTTCCCTGAAAAAAAACGATCCTTGCAATTGCCGGCGGCGTTTCCGCCATCCCTCGCGCTTCCAACCACGGCCAACCGAAAACCCCATCCCTGATCGTCCAACCCGCCTCGTCTGCGCCTAACTTATACAAGATCCAGCCCTGATCCGTCATAAAATAGCGCATATCCGCGCCGTCGCGCTGCATTTGCTCTAAACTCGACACCCCCTTAAACTCCCGCCAAACGCGCGCGCGCGATCCTGTTCGCATCAACCACATTGACCCTTGATACAAATTGCCCTCGTCCGCCGGCCTGATCTTTTCCCGCCGAATGATCAAAAAATCCTCTTTCCGCGACAAAATTGCGTTCAAACTGCCAACGACGACGCAATCCAGATCAATCGACACGAACCGATCACCCGCAAGCGCTCGCATCGATTCGTCAAACGCCTTTAGCCGCACCCAACATTGCGGATACTCGCGCGGCCAATTCGGCGTCCCGATCTTCCGCCCGTCCGCCCATAACTGCTCAACCGCAACGTTTTTCACTTTGCCTCGACTCAACGCCGCCCTGACCCCCTTCGGATCGTCCGTCAACACTAAAAATCTGTGCGGAATCGTCAAATTGCGCTCAATCATGCTCGCCCATGTTACAACATGCTCCGCCGCGTATTGCGTTCTGCAATGCAAATCGCGCCACAACCACCCAACGACCGTAATCATCCGCGCCTCGTCCATTTCCATTGTCGCCCCGTTCCCGTTCCCTTTATTAACTGCAGCTCTTGCCCGAACGCATCAACCGTCGCGCGCGTAACCCCCGCAAAATGGAAATCATCGCCCGCCAACGCGCCGCCAACCCTAATTTTTGGCCTCCACGCCCCTATATCCCGTCTCACGTTTTCGTAATCATGCGCCGCGTCGATAAAGACAAAATCCAACGACCCGTCCGCGTATAACTGCGCAGCCCGAACCGACGGCATGCGAATTGCCGCCCTGATATATCGCCTCGCCGGCGCCGTGTTCTTGAGAAAATCGCTATATAGCGTCCCTGCAATCACCGCCGGATCTTCCGAATGCTTCTTTTCGTTCGACCCCAACCACGTATCAACGCAATCAAATGCGATCTGCTTCCCGCTGTTTGCTATCTCGACCGCCATAAACGCCGCCGACCGGCCTTTCCATGACCCGACCTCGACGAAATGCGCCCCGTCGCGCGCTTCTGCCACGATCTGCGCATATAAATCGCGAAAACTAAACCAACCCGATACAGTTTGGTAAAAATGCTTCACTCTCGATCAATCTCCGAACTTTGCACCGCGCCTCGCCCGCCCCCGGCCTGCACACAATGACCCGCCCCAACTTTTTACACGCCTCGCAAGCCAGTTTTGCTTTCTCCGGCGCGATCATTTCCGCGTATTCTAGCGAAACTTCGCTTTGCGCATACCTAAAATTTCCGTTTATTTCCCCCGCTCGACGCAATCGCCCCGTCCGCCAGAATCGCTCGCGTTCCTCTATTCCCGCGATCCATGCGATTTCTAGCGACTCTAAAACTCGCACAAATATGAAATAGTCCGGCCACTCGCGCTTTTGAAACGACAACACCGCCCCGTTGTAATTCGCCGCCGGCGGCGTCCGGCACGACTTGCTTTTCACGTCGAACGTCAACGATCCCAATTTGAAATCAACTTGCCAATCCTTCGACTTTTCCAACGCCGAATAATACGCCTGCACCGCCTGCTCACCGACAAACCCATAAATTTGATGTTCCGCGCGCCCCGTAACGTCCGTGTTACTCGCGCGCCCCGCAAACACCCGCTCGCGTTCCGCCTCCGCGTCCATGCGCATGCGACTTGTGATCGAAACCGTAATCATTTCCAAAACCTCGCGACCCACGGATGCGGAATCGAAAACCCCCTCTTCTGCACGATCTGAAACGGCGACTGCACCCGCACGACCGCCCCGCAGCTCTGACAAACCGGCGCATCTAAACACGAATACGACCACGGCTTTTCTGTCCCATTGAAAAATATAATCCGCGCGTTTGCCGGCGGCCCGTTCTCGTACCGCCGATCCGTGATCACATTCGGCCAACTATACACCCCGTCCTCTTGCGTCCAGCCCGCCTCGTCCGGCCCCAAAACGTGTCTGATCCATGCCTGATCCGTTCCCATGTACTGCGCCGCCGCCGCGACCGACTTCGCCCCCTCGAACGATTCCCAAACCGTCGCGCGCGACCCCGCCGTCATTAACCACATTGACCCCTGATACGTGTTCAATTCGTCGCGCATCGTTTCCTTGTGTCGCCTGTAAATCAAAAAATCCTCGTTCCGATTGAACAGCCCGTCCAAATTCGCCGTTACAATGCAATCTAAATCAATCGACACAAATCGCCCGCCTATGATTTCGCGCGCCTCTTCGCTGAACGCTTTTAGTCGAACGTAACAGTTCGGCTTTTCCGCGTTCCACTTCGGATTGCGCAAATCGCGCCACTCGTCCCATAGTTTGACAATTTCGATATTCCGATCATACGCCCCCGACGGCTGATCCGTGATCAATACGAACCGATGCGGAATCGTTAAATTCCGCCCGATCATGCTCGCCCAAACGTTCGCATGCTCAACTTTATACTTTGCCGCACACGTTGCGCTCGACCACAACCACCCCACGACCGTCAACATCGCAACACCCCCCGCGATTCATACACCGACGCCTGCACCCCCGGCTCTCTGATCGCCACCGCCAGCGATATGATTAACGCAACCATGCCATCTATTTTTTCCGTCGATTTGTCGCGATCCGGCTTTCTGTTCCCCGCCGGATCGACCGTCGCGACCAGATTATCCGCCATCCATGACAACACCGCGTTTCCGCCGTGTCTCAATTTATGCGCCATTACCAACCGCAGCAGCCCCGTTGTCGGCTCGCTCAATGACCGGTATCCCTGCCGCACTTCAACCATTTTTAATCCGTGAACGTCCTGCAATTGCACCGCGATCTGCATCGCGTTCCACGGATCGTATCCAATTTGCTCGATCTTATACGCCGCCGCCAGCGCCGCGATTTTTTGTTTGATATACGAATAGTCGATAATGTTTCCCGGCGTCGCCTCGATCAATCCCTGCCGCGTCCAAACGTCATAGGGCACCCGATCCCGATCCGCCCGCGCCTTGACGTTATCGCCTGGGATCCAAAAGTAGGCCAGAAAATCGAACTCGCCCGTTTCCTCGTCAACTATCATTGTCCTCTTTATCTCGTCCGCCCCCGCTTCCGACTTCTCGACCGTTTCCGTCACCCGCAAATTATCCGGCAAGAACAACAACCCGAACGCCGCCAGGTCGATAGAGTTTGCCAAATCCAGCCCGCCGATACACCGACGCCCCCGCAACCGCTCGTAATCGATCGCGCCGCCGCAATCCCGCCAATGATTTGCCGGAATAAATCGCGCGCTTGCTTGCGTCCACTGGCAGAAATTCAACCGCAAAACCGTATTCCTCGTCGCCGGCAAATCGTCCGCCTCGCGCACCCTATCGCGCAAATACTCGTTTCTGATCGATACACCCAAATTCGGGTTTGCTTTTAACCAGACCCGCTCATTCCTGAAATCGTCGCACTTCTCACAATCCTCGACCGGCTGATCATGCCCGCCCTCGAAATGCTCCGCGCAACTATCCAGCCCGCAAACATACGCGAACAACCGATCATTCTCGATCAACCGCTTTAAGACCTTGCCCGCATACTCATGGTGTTGCCAACATACCGACCTTCGATCAAACCCCGCGTTTGTTATCTCAAACAACAACGGCTGGCGCCGCCCCTTAAACCCCTCGCGCAACATTTCGACCAACGTGCTGTCCGCGTGTTCGTGCAGCTCGTCTATCAGCGCCCCATGCGGCCTGAACCCGCTCTTTCCGCGCCGTTCCTTCGACCACGGCCTGAACCATGACCCCAACGCCGGATATGCCAAATTATAAACGTTTTCCCCGACCCCCGACGGTATGATACGCCGCGACAAATGCGGCGATTGTTCCACCATCGCAACCGCATCGCGAAACAACACCTTTGCCTGTTCTTTGTCCGCCGCCGCCGAATAAATCTCCGCGCGCATTTCGTTGTCCACCGCTAACAGCTTTAGCCCGACGCCCGCCGCGATCGGCGACTTGCCGTTTCCCTTACCGATTTCACAATACACCCAATTGAATCGCCGATAGCCGTCCGCCTGCTTCCAACCGAACACGCTCGCAATTATGAACGCTTCCCACGCCTGCAACACGAACGGCTTTCCCTCGAACTCGCCCCCGTTCAGCCGCAACACGTGCTTAAAAAACTCGATCGCATCCTTTGCCGCTGCCGCATCATAATGCAGATCCGACCGTTTCAAATCGCACAAATGCCGCTCGCATGCCAGCCGAACCCATCGCCCGACCACTACTTTGCCAGCCACGACCGCGCGCGCATATCGCGTGCCCGCGTCATTAACTACCAAAGAACCGCGCCGCCGGATCTTTCTTATCTTCCGCTTGATTCTCCGCCCCCTTGATCCTCGACATTGCAGCCGGCGACAAGCCGAAATGCGTCAAAAACGTTTCCATTTTTTCTTGCGCCCGATTCGATACCGTCCACCACGGATTAATAACCGGATACCCCGTCGAAGTCTTGTAAATCATCGCCTCGTCTTTTAAATGCCCTTCCGCCTCGACCCATCGCGCCCACGCCTGACAATACGCCGCCAGCGCCGCGCGATACGCTTTCGCCATAATCCCCAACGCGACCAGCTCGTCCGCGACGCGCCGCCACTCCGCCAACGCCTCGCCCATCAAAAATTTTGGCGGCTCCGGCAACCCCGCCTTAACCTTCGGCTCGTTCTCGTTTAACGGCCGCCGCGACCGATTCCCCTCTAAGATCCGCAAATATGTCGGCTTCGGCTTTCGCCCCCTCATGCTTTAAACCCCCTCGATCGGGCAATTAACCCGCCCGTTTAAAATCGATTTCTTGCGCAAATCATAACTGATCACGCTCGACCCCCACTTCCGCATAATCGCCCGCGCCCATTCCTTTTCCTTTTCGAATGACCGCTGCGCTGTAATCCCGCCCGCATTGCTTCCGTGATCCGCCGTGTAATGATACTTCTGCCAGCGCACTATGCAACGAAACCGCCGCAACACTTGCAACGAAAAATCATAGTCCTCTTTCGCCCCCATCCGTTCATCAAATCGCAATTTGCAACCCTTCACGATTCCCATAAACGGCCCCAATACGACATTTGTCAACGTGATCGGCGATGCCCGATACGTCCAGAAAGCCTCATGCTGATTCGTTCCAAATAACACCGTCCGAAACCCCCGCGCGATCTCAAAACTCTCGAGGATTAATTCCCTAACTGCTCGACCGTTCAACTTGTGATGATAATCCCCAACCCGCTCCGTCGTTCCATTCGGCGACTCAAACTTCCAAATCGCCGAAACGTCGTCGTCTATCATCACAAGATCGTCGTTCTTGACAAACTCGTTCAAGATCCAATTCCGCTTGCGCGCGATCTGTCCGTCGTGCCGATCCGGCACAACAACCACCCGCTTGCCGTAATGCTCGCGATATTTAGCCGCCTGCGCCGCCGGCACCGCGACGACCGCCTCTTTTAGCTCGTCCATGATCGCCGCCACTCTTCCCGCGCGTCCGTAAGACGGAATAACTATCCGCATCCTGTAACCTCTTCAACACCGCCGCGCCGTCGATCACCCGCCCCCACCGCTCGACCCGCTTGTCAATACTGCTTCCGATCGCGACCGGCTTTAAATCAAATACTTGCGTCGCCGCCTGCCAATCCAAAACATTCTCAAACCGTAATAAGATATAATCTTGACGCTCGTTAAACTCCGCCGTGAATTCTACTTCCGGTTTTTCCTCTTCCGCCTTTTCTCTATACAACCCGTCCAATTCTCGATCTGTGAAAAACTCTTCCAACGCGACCCCCTGCTCTTGCAGCGCCGCCGCGTCCCAACTCGCCAGCTCGCCCGCCCTATTGTCCGCAATCGCCAGCTTCCGCTTTTGCTCCGCCGTCAACCCTTTGCGTTGAACGACAACCCACTCATTTCCGTTCGCCTCGACGATCTTAACCTTTTCGATTCCCGCCGCCGCCAGCGCCTCATACGTTCCGTTGCCCGCCAGAATCGTTTGCGTTTCGTCGATCACTCCCGATCGCGCCGCGCCGACTTCGCGTAAACTTTGTTCGATCATGCCGATATTGCGCGCCGTGTGTTTTCGCGCGTTCTTTTTGTCCTGTTTCAACGCCGATAATTTAATCGTTTTCACTCAAAAACCCCCGGCCCTCAATTCTGCGACTTTTTACACTGTCCCCAAC